GACAGATCCTCCCTACTGACTATCATTTATGTGAAAGGCTTGGGATTACGATGTTCCACAAGTAGAAGTACGAAAGGAAGTCCTAAGAGTATTGAAACCTTGAGGACATTTACTTTCTTTTGCTGGGTCAAGAACGTATCACAGAATGGCAGTAAACATTGAAGACGCAGGGTTTGAAATTAGAGACCAGATTATGCGAGTTTATTGAAGTTGATTTCCTAAGTCTCATAACATAGGTAAGGCGGTTGATAAGAGTAAAGACTGGGCTGTAATGGAGCTTTTAGCATTTAAAATAAAAGAAGCAAGAGAGTCTTTAGGACTAACAAAGAAACAGGCGTTTGATAAATGTGGTATGAAGGCTAAAACGTTCGGGGGTAATAGTTGGTTTGAAGGTACAAGGTTCCCAACTAAAGGGGATTATGAACTTTTAAAGAAGGGACTTGGGTTAGATGAGTCCTGTGATATTGCTTTTGAGGAAGTAGAGAGACAGTTGTTAAAGATAGATAAAAATTGGGGGAGCAAAGGAGATGTCCCAGTATCAGCTTATGGAGAATTTAATGTAACCAAAGGCTCATCACCATACGAAGGCTGGGGTACAGCACTAAAGCCTGCACATGAACCTATTGTAGTAGCAAGAAAGCCACTATCTGAAAAGACTATCGCTAAGAATGTACTAGAGTGGGGGACAGGAGGGATAAATATTGATGGGTGTAGAGTTGGAACAGAAGATAATCTTAACGGTGGAGCTTATTCAAAAGGAGAATACGACACAACAAATAAAACATACGAACTTGGTCTAAAGAGACAGGAAGGTAACTATAAGCAACCTCAAGGAAGATTTCCAGCAAACTTCATCCACGACGGAAGTGATGAGGTAGTAGGGTTGTTTCCTGAAACAAAGAGTTGAGCAAGAAAAAAATGATTTTCAAATAAAGATAGTGGGTATAACGCTTCAAGTTATGAAATGAGGGTTAATTGGGATAAAGATGTATCTGCCGACTCCTGATCAGCTTCTCGCTTCTTTAAGACTTGCCCATACGAAGAAGGAGAAGGTGCTAGATTCGCATACTTCCCGAAGGCTTCAAAGAAAGATAGGAACGAGGGGTTGCCAGTAGACCAACCATCAACACATCCAACAGTCAAACCAACAGCACTAATGCAATACCTAGTAAGACTTGTAACACCAGTAGGAGGAACTGTACTAGACCCTTTTATGGGTTCAGGCTCTACTGGTAAAGCCTGTAAGCTAGAATGATTTCTCTTTATAGGTATAGAAAGAGAAGAAGAATATGTCAAGATAGCACAAGCAAGGATAGAATGATGTGAAGTAGAAGTAGAAGAACAAGAGAAAAGACAAGAAAAAACTTTATTTGACAATCAAATAGAATGGATAGACTAAAAATAATCAAACAATGGATCACAAACTGAACAACTATAACTCAACTTGCTAAAATAAGCAAACTATCCGACGATATAATGTGGGATGTTGTAAATGGAAGAACGGCGTTGAATGACGCAAAATACAAAAAAATTTATAAATGAATGGATAAGAAAATCCAAAAAGACATAGATTTACTACAAGACTTTGGGCTTAAGAACTAGGGAAAAGATTTTTATCACTTTCTCTTGCTTTTTACGATATAATCCGTATACTGTCATAGTTAAGTTGAGGTAGAGAATGGGTAAGCGATTGATCCTGATACAATCCCAAAACCCACATCAGTATATACGCATTCTCTTGACCTCCACACAAACCTTTTATACCTTATACTACATCAAAAATGTATGATGAATATGGACAAGAAGAAGCAGAAGCAGATGCTCGATACCAAGCATTCGCACAAGCAAAAGCAGAGGTAGAGGCACAACAAGAATAATCAATAGATTTATATTATATTTTTATATTCTATCCACTAATGAAAAACAACACACCTGAAACATTTAAGTTATGGAAACAGCTTGAAGAACTAGAAAGACAATACAACAAAGACAAGAATATACACGACAAACCATTTGGATCAGCTATAAGGACTTTGATACAAAGACTACATCACAAACTAATGGATTACAAAGCACCAGTAGAGGAATGAGTATCTTTAGATTGTAACCAATTCTAATGACTACAAAGGAGATAGTGTATGAAGTATTACTTACTAATGTAGCTAGTAGAGATAACGATCCATTATTATATGTATTGGTAGCAGACCAACTAGAACTACACAACCTACCACCTTATGCTCTATTGACTGCGTTACCATATCAGACGATTAGAGCTACAAGACAAAACATCCAAATGAAGAATCCACATCTAAGAGGAGAGTTCTATGAGGAAAGACAAAAGCATTGATGAACATTAAAGAAAGAATACAGCCCAACATACCTTGATAAGTTGCAATTATGGCGACAATCGGTATAATAAACCACTTGCTACATACAGTATATAGTATACAGTATATAGTAGTCCATACAAATGGTATAGCGTAAACAATCGCCACTCTTTAAGTCTTATAATTCTTATGAAAAACAGAACTCTTATTAAGTATTGAGTAGCAGTAGTATTAGCATTATTACTAACTGTCGGATTGTTTATGATTGTACCAACAGCATTAGAAGCCAACGATCTATACCAAACAACCAAACAGATCGACAAAGCAACAGAGCAGATTGAATACAACTCAAACAGACGATTAGAGCTTGAAACAGAACAGGAGAGATTGAACCAAAAGAATAAAGAACTGAGAGAAGAACAATTAAGCCTAGAAAACAAATTACTTGGTAAAGACATAGTTTTTACGAAGTAGCAACACCAGAAGCTAAAAAGCCAATGGTTACAACTACTAAAACTGTTATAAATACAGTAAGTGCTTGATATGACAAGCCAACAGAAAGGAAGATAAAACACAAATGACGACCAGAAGATAATGTAGTCCAATTATATGTGAATATGGCACGAGAAATAAGTAATGGGGATCGAGATTTTATACGAACACTAGAAGCAGAAAATGGAACACGAAACCCATACAAACAAAGTGGAGTAGTATCTAAGTGAGTAAGAGAAGATAGCCGATGATTTTGTCAGCTACATAGGAATTGGCATAGTGATATAGTTGATGATAATAGGTTCTGGGAGAGTCCAAAGCGACAGATGGAACAATGTCGGCTAAAATACAAATGATGAACAAGGTTTTATGGGTATGATGTAAGATATAAAGTCAAAGATAGATTTGAGTTAAAATAATGTTTTATTACTTTATAAATATATTATGTGAAGACATCCTAAAAAACTAGACCGATTAACTGAATGAACTACAGTACAGAGATCTTTAGCTATTATGTGATATTGGTTTATCTGATACATCATAGTGATAGTTTGAGCATTTGTTGTATGACTTGTATTGTGACTGTTAGATCTAATCTAGTGGAATAGATCCGTACTGGCAGGGTAACACCTGCCTTTATACACATACAGGTAGGAAACTCCCATATATTATATAGAACTGGGATAGTACAAGGATAGCAACCTTGTGAAGATCTTGAAACTGCTGTAGATAAGCATACACGAGATATATACTTACCTGTAGCTGTATAAAACTTTTACCTTTGTTATACCACTATGGATAATCGAAACTGTAACTCCTGTAACTTCTGTAACTCCTGTAACTTCTGTGACTTCTGTAACTTCTGTAACTTCTGTGACTTCTGTGACTCCTGTCGCTCCTGTAACTTCTGTGACTCCTGTGACTCCTGTCGCTCCTGTAACTCCTGTAACTCCTGTAAAAACCTAAAGATGACAGAGTATAATTATTTCTGTCGAGCTGATGATATGAATACAGACTGATACCAACAATCAAAATATAGAGTATTTAATGTACAGGTAACCAAGGAAGAATATAATAATATAACTAAGATTTCTAATAAATTAGAATTTGACGAAGATGAAGATAGTTCTACTAGATACGAAATAGCATTCAAGAAAATGTGGGATTTATTAACACAAGACAAAAGACAACAATACATAGACATACCACACTTTAATGCTGAATGATTTAAGTTTATCACTTGAATAGATGTATGACAGCCCAAGGAATAATACACACTAGCAGAAGTATGTAAAATGTTAGGTAAAGATATTAAGATTAAGAAGTAAACCTTTTACCCTTTGTAAAGTAAAGCAGTGTTTACCTATTTATATGATAGGTAAAGAAAAGTAGAGTAACCTTTATATTCTATATACTATTATGTATCTAATCAAAGATAAATTATATATCAACCGAGGAACGGTCGCTACAAATGAAAGATATAGTTGATGAGCAAAAACAATAGCAGATGACAATTGATTTAATTGAAAGGTATGAAAACTTATATGAAGATGTTATTGTCGTTTGATACCACAGATTAGAATATCATGTCGCAATAAAATATTTTCCTTTGAGTTTGGATGGCTTATTTGGAATTTAGATATATGTTATTATTTATAACCTTTATATTCTAATAGACGAGTGATGCCTACACCTAAGTATAGAATATGAGATGAAGTATATGTCATAAGAAATAATAGGATAGCAAAATGAACTATAGAGAAGATAGAACGAAGTATATGTGAATTGACAACAACAGGTTCATCACATACAAAATATACTAGAGATATAGAATAAACAATATCAAAACTCATAGAAGCAGTGAACCTTTTAATATCTAAATGATAGGATCATGAATACAACGAAAAGGAAATCTACACTAGCACAACGCTATATGTCAAAATTAGCAAAGCTAACCACTCCGTTTTTCGACATCGTGAATTTTGTGCCAATTAGACGAGCTACCCAGAAAAGTGTGGGATTTGTTGGTAAGGTAAAAAAATGGATAATGAAAAAGGAATTTGTTTGATGCGAAGATTATCCTGAAATATGAATATATAACGCAAGGATGTATAAAATGCCTGTTATTTGAACCGTGGTTGTTGTTGGTATCTGAATTTTGACTTTGTTAATTCTATGATATTCTCTTGTATCAATGTGAAAGTTAATCAAAATCTTGGTTTGAATGTAATGATTGTATAAACAAAGAAAAACTTAATTACATAAAACCTAAATGTAGTATTATCAATCATACCGTATCACATTCTAAAACATATAGCACCAAGAAATCAACTCATAGAACCTAACAACAAGTAAATCGTGCTATACTAGCACCACCACACCTTATTCTTTTGGCACAATATTTCAGTCTGTAAACAGACCTAGCCGTTGTGCAAGGTAGAGCATAGTTAAGATTTGTTTCAGTCTACCAAGATAACAAGACAAAAATAAATCACTTGTAATAGTAAAACATATAACTATACTAAATAAAACATTTATATTATATAAAAACTTATGACTGATACTCAAACAGAAGCAGAACAGATCAGATTGGCAAGATTTGCTGAATTGAAATCACTATCACAGTTTAAGATGATGGATAAGGTAGAAATCACAGGAGGGTTTTATGAATGACAGAAAGGTATTATATTCGCTGAAAGAGATTTTGTAAGAGATCCATCACAAGATGTAAACAGCACATACCAAGAATGAGTATGTATCAGCTATGAAGTAGTTATACAAGATGAAGAAGAGAAGACTATCGATAGAAGAGAAGTAGAATCAAGGTATTTGAAAGATATATAGTTTTATTATAGTGATAGTATGGCAAATAAAAATAATACAAGAGTAGACGCAATTAAAAACAAAGCTAAGGTAATAGCTTCAGTTGTCAAAGATCCATTACAGTCTATAACACAAATATCAAAAGATACATGATTATCTATTGGGAATGTACATGATAAGTTGAAAGAAGTCGAAAGAACGGGGGTTAAGGACGATAGGATAATTAGTATTTGTGATACAGATCTTGTGAATGTAGTGTTATGACAGAATGAACTACAGAAGAGGTTACAAGAGCAAGCAAGTGATCTAAAGACAGAGGAGATAGTAAAGATCATAGCAGAGTGAACAAAAAGATACAGTCTATTCAAGTGAGAAGCTACTGATAAGGATTGATGACTAAAAGAGCCAATAAGTGTTAATATAATAGTATGATGAGTTGATAATATTGACAGTTAGTAAAAAAAGTTATCTGTTATAAACTAGGGAAGACAATAATATTGTGTATGTAACTATTAGTTTTACTTGGCAAACTATAATATATGTCAAGTCTTGATATTAGAGCTACGAATGTATTTGTTAAGAATTGGAAAACAGATAAGAAAATATCTGTTAATAGAGGTTGAACTAGGTCAAGTAAGACATTTTCTTTATTACAGATGTGTTTTGTTTGGTTGGTTACAGGCAAGATAGATAACGACAAATATTTTGATGATTGAATATTGTCTATAGTTCGTAAATACTCTGCTACATTAAATGCTACAGTTATTAGGGATTTTGAAGAGATAATATCGAGTAATTGATATGATTTTCTATTATCAGAAAAGCATAGAAGTAAATCAGAAAAGACATATAGATATGATGGCAGGATAGTAGAGTTCATGGGTGCTGATGATGAGCAGAAGATAAGATGACGCAAAAGGGATATATTATACTGTAATGAAGCAAATGAGCTAACATACGAAAAAGAGTTCTTCCAGTTGATGATTAGAACGAAGTATAAGATATTCATCGACTTCAATCCTGATGATGAGAACATATGGATCAATACAGAACTAGAACAGAAAAGAGCGATAGAAAAATGAGATGTAGGGATAATAGTGAGTACATACAAAGACAATCCATTTCTAGAGAAAAGCATAATAGAAGAAATTGAATATCTAGGTAAGACAAACGAAGCATACTGGAGGATATATTGATTATGAGAATATGGTACGGTTGATTGATTGATATTCCCAAAACGACAGGAATTGTTTGAGATGCCTGACAACTACAAGTTCTTGTGATATTGATTAGACTTCTGATTCAGTAATGATCCTAGTGCTATGATTGGATTGTATCAGATAGATGATGGGATAGTATTGGATGAGGTATTGTATGAGAGATGACTAACTAACCAAGATCTAGTACATAAGTTTGCTAACAATGGAGTTGATAAGACTGATGATATTATAGCTGATAGTGCTGAGCCAAAGAGTATAGAGGAGATATATAGATGATGATACAATATACATCCAGCACAGAAATGACCTGATAGCATAAAGTTTGGTATAGATATAATGTTACAACATAATATATATATAACCAGCAGGAGCGAGAATCTAAAGAAAGAGTTTAGGGCTTATAGTCGAAAGAAAGATAAGAATTGAAAGTATCTACAAGTGCCATCAGGATGATTGGATCATGGGATAGATAGTGCCAGATATGTGTGTACTGCTTTACTAAAGAAAACAGATATGTTTATAACAATCCATGACGATAGGGGTAGGTAGTAAACAACTTGCAATTGACCAATAAATATATATAAGGTATTTAGGTTGTAAAAGTTTAGCTATGCCACAACCAGCAAGCGATATAATAAAACATCTTCTATGCTAAACATATCGACACAGGATCAGAAGCTATTAGTGGAACAAAGTAATCTCAAGAAATTGGAGAACAATTTATATCTAAGAGATACTGAGAACGAGAACTACAAATACATAAAATGAAAGTTTTTCACATACGAATGAGAAGACAAAGCAAAGTTGATGAATATAGGTAGCTGATTGTTTAACACAATATCAGATATTTTTTCGTATTATGTTGGAAATCCTAGTTATGAGTTCGGTGTTATGTTTGATGACTTCACTAGAGATTTGGTTGCTCTATGATTTTGTACTATCGGGATTGAAAGAGAGGATGGGAAACTGAAGTTGGTATATCAACCAGCAAAAAACTATTGGAACGATAACTGAATAGATAAGATAAGCAGACTATATATAGACGATCAAGATAATGTATATGTATTGGTTCAATCATACTATATTGGGTATATTGAAAACAAATTATATTCTATGCCATGATATACATTACAACAATGAGTAGAAGTACCGTTGGATACGATCCCACAGACAGCAGACTTGTTGCCAACAATCCAAACAGGATTAGATACTACAGCATTATTGATAGTACAAGAATGAGATATATCTATATTCGAGAAGATTAAGCAGTTGGTGTATTCAGTAGATAGACAGATAGTTATGAACCATACCCAATACCTACAGAATGTAGAGAGTTTTGTTATATTCAAAGGCATCAAACGACCTCAGAAGTTGTTGGAGGATTACAATAAAGGAAAAAGAATAGACTTCTCACAGATCGGTAGAATAATCAATGGAGATGAGAACAGCACAGTAGAGTTCGTAAACAATATCAATAGTTTGATAGAAACAAGTTTGAAAGATATGGATAACAACATCAGAAGAATAGCATCAATGTCATCAGTACCTATCGAGTTCTTATGATTAGATAGTAACGAATGAGCTGTTGGGTTGGGTAGCAGAACATTAAGACATTGAGTATTCATAAAGAAAGTACAATATATAAGAGATCTATTCGATGAAGCATTGAATGCTTTTGTTGAATTGACAGGAGAAGATATATCATACAATCGACCAGACATATTTGCTAAGAGCGATACTGAATTGGTTGAGGAGTTGAAGATAGCTAGAGAGATCAAAGTGATATCATTGATGAGTGCTATAAAGAAATATAATGGGTATACAGAAGAAGAAGCACAGATTGAGTATGATTTGATACAATGACAGGATTTACCACTAACAACTATAGATGGCTAAAGAGATGGATTTTTGAACGATACCAACTGGGAAAACTACTGCTAAATGATTAGTTAATAATATATTAAGGAGCGATAAGATTGGTTTGTTTATGGTAGTGAATATATTAGTATATTGAGTATGTGTATTGCTGGGAGTATTTCGTTTGTTTGGGCTCATCTAGTCCAGACAAAGCTAATACCTCTTGTAGCGAGGTGGTAGAATCGGTTCTTTATAGCCGTTATTTATATCGTAAATTATCACTAATGGAATTCACACAGGAAAACTTTGAGAAATTGTTGAAGGTTTGAGAAGAGAATGAAAATTACAAGAAATCATTGAAGGAAGAGAGAGAGAGAAGGAAGCAGGCACAAGAAGAAGTGCATAATGTGAAATGATCTCTTGAGGAACTACAATCTTTCAAAAAGGAGCTAGAGGAAAAGGAAGCGAAGAAGAAAGGCAAGTATGAAGAGTTGTTATCTGAGAAAGATAAACAGCTTGAGGAACTAACTGGTAAACTTACTTCTGTAGAAACCAAAGCCACCAAGTATGATGAGTTCTTGAACAAGAACCTAGAAGACAAGATGTCTAAGATCCCTGAAGAAAAAAAGGAGTTCATTACAAAAGTCTTATCAGGTAAAGATCATGAGGAGCAGTTGAGTTTGCTTGATGGGTTCATATTGGACTATTCAAAACCTACAGACTTCAAAGTGAAGCCAAAAGATGATGGTACAGAAGCAAAAGACACAAGCAAAGAAGAAGAAGCGAAATCTAAGTGAGACATTATTGGTATGATTAGTAACGCTCCAAAACTAAACACAGAAGACTAACTATTTAATTTGTAAATTTATTTATTATGGCAGGTAAACAATTATCCTATGATTATGTAAACGACATTAGAGATCTATCTAATGCTTTCGTACAAGTAATCGAACAAAGTCCAGTTCTTTCGACTCTTATTAGAGTAGAATGAGTGGCAACAAACACAAAACACGAACGATTACAGGATGTAGTATCTCCAATGCAATGGGCTATCAAAGCAGCAACACCTTATGTAGCAGCTTCTGGTACTATGGTACTTACTACAAATGTTTGAGTAAAGATAGGAGATATTTTGGAATTTGAATTGACTACTGGAGCTATGGGTACATTGAAAGCTAAAGTAACTGCAGTCAATGTGGATGGAGAAACTCTTTCTATTAGTGTTTATGGTGGTTCTGTTGATCAGAATATGGCAGCAGCTACTATCATCAACCTATTGTCTAGACCAAAAAACGAAGCTACTGAAGCATCGGCTGACAATGGTTACGAACCAACTACAGAATACAATGTTACACAAATCTTTGACAGAACTGCTAAAGTATCTTTGACTTCATTGGAAGTACCAAAATATGGTATCGGTGGAGCTTTGGATTACCAAGTTTCTAGACAACTATTGGATATAGCATACGAAATAAACAGAACTATGCTTAGATCTCCAAGAGTTACTAGAACATCATCAGAAGCTGGTACAATGGGAGGAATTATGTGGTTCTTGCAAGCTGCTACTGGAAATTCAGTAAATGCTGCATCAGCTGCTATCTCTATGTCATTGATTAACAACGCTGTTGAGATTGCTAAGGGTAACGGTGCGAACGGTCTTTCTATCATATTGGCACATCCAACACAAGCTAGAAAAATCTCAGCATTTAACCAATCAGGAAACAATCCAGTTATGCAAAGAGCTGATACTACTACTGGTTCATATGTAACTACATTTCTATCAGATCAAGGAGATATTATGACTATTGTAGCTGACAGAAACTTTGACAAAGACAAAGTAGCATTGCTAGATCCTAGTAAAGTTGCTCTTGTACCACTACAAAATAGACAATTCCAAGATAAGGATGCTACTCCAGCAGGAGCAGATTATGTTGCTAGAAGAATTATTGGAGAATACACTCTTCAAGTTAAGAACGCAGCAGAATCACATTCATATATCTTCGGACTAACTATTTAATTACTAATTAAAAATCATTATGGACATTATAGATCACAGTAAAAATTATGCTGGCGAACCACAAGCCATACAAGCAGAAGAGTTTATTGGAAATACTATTGGTACTCATTCTTGAGCTATAGTAGTACCAACAAATGTACCTGCATCAGCATGAGCTGCTGGAGTTACTTGAGAGGTAGTACGAGGCGATTGATTTGTCTATGTATGTGTCGCAACAGATACACGACAAAGAGTCGCTATAGCTACTTGGGCATAATTCTTCTAGGATAGGTAGGGCAACTTACCTATCCGATTAAGCACTTTGTGATTGTTTATCTATTAATTATGTATGATGTTGTTTACAAGTAAACCAAGATACGCAGTTCAAGTTGGTACTAAGTTAGTACAATTTAACTTAATATGAGAATATGAAACTGATGATGAAAGTCTTATTACTGGTCTTAGTAATGATGAATTTGTTAGTGTCTCAGGTAAAGTAAAAGAAAAAGTAGCCACTAATGTTGCTGAAGAAGATCAAGAAGAAGTGGTTGCTGAAGAACAAGGTATTGATAAACTAAGAGCTGAATACAAAGAGAAGTTTGGGAAGAAAGCATTTGCTTGATGGACTGCTGAACAACTAGAAGAAAAAATAGCAGCATAATGCTGTTACTTTCAACTCCATAGCTCGCTACAGTTATCGGATTGACCGTACTTTATATAGGAATGATGCTATTATGACAAACCTACTAGATGAATTGGTATATGTTAGTTTGGAAGACGCTAGAGATACATCAAGTGTATTGCCAGATAATCCAACATTAACAGACACTAATCTTACAAAGCTAATAACACAAGCACAATGGATCATAGACACCTATATCCAAAGTTTTTGAGAAAAGGTTGTTAGCACTCAATCGTTTATCTTTCCTACGATAGATGATGCTATACCACAAGACATACAGCTCGCTACTGTTTGGGTAACTGAACAGCTGTACCTTGAAGGAACAACATTATCAGTATTGAAAGGAGAGAAAATCACATCTGAGAGTAATATGTCTAGGAGTATTTGATACTCTGACAAAGGTAGTTATCAGGAATATATAGACACAATAGGAGTGCCAAAGAAAGTGATCAATATACTCAATAAATACAAGAGCAGCTTTATATGACAGGTAATCTAATGTTTTTTGACAAACTATGTACTATATCAGCAACAGCTTATTCGACAGTTGGTGGGTTCTCTAAAAGAACATACGCGACATTGTATAGTAATATAGAATGTAACTTCGAACAAAATAAGAAAAAGTTGGTTAGTTCTGAATATGCTGAAAACACTAATGTTCCTGATTATGTTGTTGTTCTACCAGTATCATATAACCAAGTACAGGAGAACCAAAAGATCATTTTGACAGATCCTGTATTATGAAATATGTGAGAGTATATCATATCTAGTGTCAATGCTGACAAGAGTGTATGATGAGGTATTGATTGTATTACTTTATATGTTCAGGCGATGAAATGACAACAATAGAGCTGGATGTATGAGCGATAACCAAAGAATTTGAGAAAAGGGTTATTGCTGGTATAAACAAAGCTCTACCAATATTGCTAGAAGAACTCAAAAGATTAACACCCGAGGACACGAGGAATATGCTAGATAGCTATGTAGTTCAATCAGCACAGGTCGAGGGATGAAAAATAGTTTGAGCGATAGGCAATACAGCAGAATATGCTATCAATGTTGAGTATGGAGTATGATGATTGAAGTATAACTATCATAAACCAAAGGGAAGTGTCTTTTACCAATGAATAGGTAATAGAACATTTGCGAGAGCAGTAGATAATATTAGGAGTAAGGTTGAGAATATTATTTATCAAGAATTAAACAGATAATGATCAAGACTATCAGATGAGAGAATATATACAACACAGTGAATGCTATAACAGCTATTACTTCGTTGGCTAGAGTTTTCTCAATGAAACCTGACGAAAACTCTACTCCTATTGGAACATATGTATATATGACGATCACTTCAAACAATACAACAACAAAAACACAGATAGGATATATAATGAAAACTGCGAGGGTATCGTTTCATATAGTCTGTAAGAAAGTCTTATTGACAGCTGATACTCCAGAGAGAGTATTGGGAACTGTGATAGACACAATAACAAACAACATTGTTTATCAATGATGTGGAAACAAAATAGATATAGTGGATGGGTTCTATGTTCAGAGTATATTAGAAGATACGGTTTCTCCTATATTCTTTGCTGACAATAGACACTATATCGTAAAAGACTATCTATTTAACTATATAAGTGTTGAATAATGGGAAAAGTAAAAAAAGAGATCGTTCAGAAAGCAACAGCACCAGTAAGTAAATGCTACAAGTTTAATGGCACTTGGTCTATCGGTTGAGTTGTTTATGTGAAAGACAGTTGTATTCATCTAACAGAGGAACAATATGTAGACTTCGCTCAATATGTTTACGAATGTACTGGGGATAAGTCTGCTAGTGGGAAATGTAAAAGATGCTAAATTTATTTTGTAAAACTATTTAATTATGAGTACTATATTAGCAAATGCAGGCGACAAATTACTTACTATGTGAGATTTGTATTACTGTACTGATGTTGTAGATTATGCTGCTATTACTAAATTGACAGCTACTAATCAATCAACATTGAAAACAGAATTAGATCTATTCAACTATTCTACTGTTGGACATATCAATGACTTCTCTATCGCTCACTCACTTCAAAACGAAGAGATTATAAGAGCAGGTAACTGTGGAGTAGGAGAATTGGCAAGATTGGTAGAATTGACACCAACTATATCATTTACTTGGCTTGATGTAAACAACAGACCAGTATTCGATAAAATGCTTGGATTGGATATTCTCAATGTAGCAGGAACACCAGTAACTTGAGTATCACAAGTAATAGCTAATCCATTTGTTGCTAACTTGTTCTATGCTATCGGAAACCAAAATGGAGATGGAACAGCACCAACAATCAACTCTGTAACAGGAGGAACTGATGGAGCATTGACAGCACAAGATGACTATTCTTTGGTATCTCAAAACGGGGTTCGAGGTATTGTTATGAATACTGTCGCAGGTGGTTCTACACTTACTACTCTTGCACAAACAATCACAGTAGACTACGATTACACACCAAATGCTTCAACTCTTGATGGATATAACATCGAGAAATCATCAGTACCATATGGATTGTTTAAGTTTGTATCATGTCCTAATGCTATCAATAGTACACAAGGAGTACAAGATACAATCTACTTCCGAAAATATGTATTGAGTGGAGATATGGTAGAAAATTATATACTTCTTTCAGAAGACACATCATTTGAATGATCAGAAGCATCATTCGTTGGAGTATCAGGTGGAGGATATTTGAAGAATAAAGCAACAGTTACTTTATAGTAACAATCAGGGGGGAAATCCTCTGTTTTAGTTCTAATGGTATAATATATGTATAAATACCCACTAAAAAAAACATACAGATATACTATTCCTACTAAAAGATGAGATTTCGTACTTACTTTTAACCAATCAACAGCAAAACAAACATCAGAATATCTTGAGATACTAGAATTGTTGTTATCAAACGATACATCCAAACAAATAGAGTGAATACTGCTACAAAGAGATTATATAGATAAATTCTTTGTAGATAATTATCAATATAAACGGTATAATATAAAGAAAAGACAGGTCTTATTGTTAGTAAAAAACGAAATAGAAGCATACATAACCGATATAGTATGAATGCTCCACCCATTGCGAAAAAGTATCTATTCTGACACGAAAAGCCCTAGTATTTGATGAAAGAAACCAAAACCATATCCATTTGATAACCATTTGGAGGTTCTTGTAAAAAAGACAGGGATTAGTATAGATGAATTGTATGATAGATTGACAATGGAACAGATCGGGCGATACATGGATAAGGTTGTATATGATAATTACGAAACATTTAAGGAAGGAAAAGCTATCAATACAAAGATAATGTCGAAATGATGATTGAGTGAAGAACAGAACAAAGACTTGGATATTATCAAAAAGTATTTTACCAATAATAAGTAAAGATGGTATTGGAAACAAAGATACAGGCAACAATAGTAGCTGGGGTAGATCAAAATAGTTTTCGTAAAGGTATTGATGTTGCTAGAGATACTGGTAAAAAGCTAGATGAGGAGTTGAGAGTAAAACTAGAGCTAGATGTTGCTAATTTCCAAATACAATTGGGTAACGCAAGAAAGGCATTAAGGGATGCTAAAAAATCTTGAGATGAGGATGCTACAATAAATGCACAATTAAAAACAAACGAACTCCAAAGAGGGCTAACAGAAGCCAAAAGACAGCTAAATAACTATGTAAATACAGGGGATAAAGATTTAAGCAGATTGCAATCGAAATTCAATAATGTATGAAGTACGATAGGAAATCAATTCAAGATGATAGGCACCCAGATGAAAGCAGCACTTACATCTTTCTTTGGTATATGATTAATATTATGAGCATTAAGTAGTATAAAGAATTTTCTATCTAGTTCTACTGAAGATGCTATTGCATTCGAGTCTGCATTTGCTTGAGTAAAGAAAACATTAAATGCTTCTGAAGCTGAATTCTCCGCTTTAAGAAAAGAATTGGAATGATTAAGTGAAGAAATACCAATAGCGTTCGAAGAGTTATCAAGAATAGCTGAACTTTGATGACAGCTTTGAGTAGGTATTTGAGATATTACAAAGTTTACAGATACAATAGCAAAGATTGCTGTTACTACCAATCTTACAGCAGAAGAGGCAGCTACATCTTTCGCAAGAATAGCTAATGTAACATGACTTCCTTTGAGTGAAATAGACAGATTAGGCTCAGTAGTTGTAGAACTTGGTAATAACTTTGCTACTACTGAAAAAGACATAGTAGAGTTCACTCAAAGAATAGCTGCGGCAGGTACCATCGCTTGATTGACTCCTCCACAAATAGCTGCTATTGGTACTTCATTATCTGCAGTAGGTATAAATGCAGAAGCTTGATGAACAGCTGTTAGTAAAGCATTGATAGATATAAATACAGCGGTTGCTCAATCGAATAGTAAATTAGCATGATTTGCTAAAACATCTTGACTTACAGCTACAGAATTTAGTAAACTATGGGAAACAGATGCAGCTTGAGCATTTGAAAAGTTTGTAGAATGATTATGAAAAGAATGAGACTCAGCAGTAAATACTATAGATGAATTACTATGAGCTAATACAAGAACAAGAGCTGCATTTCTTTCACTAGCATTAGACTCAACAACATTAAGCGAAGCATTAAGCTCTGCCAACTGAGAGTTTGAGATAAATACAGCATTACAAATTGAAGCAGCTAAAAGATTTGCTACAACAGCATCTCAAATAGATCTATTGACAAACAGATTAAGAGTCCAAAGGGCAGAAGTTTGAGAATCAACTAAATGATTTAAAATATTTTGGTTGACTACTCAGCTATATATAACAACAGCTATCAATGCAATATCCAATGCATTTACTACAATGGAAGCATTTGTCAAAAGAACTCTTGCTAGAGTGACAGTTGTAGCTGTAGAACAAATACAATTTATGGCAGATTTAATGGCAAAAGTATGATTATTGTCAGATAATTTTGCTAGTAATATAGATTCTAAATTGAATAGAATAAAAGATAATGCAAATAGAGCTATTAAAGAAAACTCAAAAGAAGCAGTTTCTGCTCTAATATCTCAAAAGGCTTCTACTGCAGCATTGGAAGTTGCACAAGAAGATTACAATACTACATTAGACAATACAACAAAATCATATTGAAAAGTAAAAGATGCAGAAGATGCTGTAGCAGAAGCAGCAAAACTTGTTCAAAAAGAGCAAGAATGAATAGAAAAACATATGGCAAAAGTAGCTGAAGAAACAAAGAAAAACCTACAAGAGAAGTGAGTAGCATATATCAAAGCATTCGATGATGCTATAAAAGACAGCACAGACAATATCAAAAAGCTACAAGATGAGTTATGAAAAGTATGAGAGGAATTATGATGAGTAGAACAAGATATAGGAAAGAGAGCGATAAGCATAGAAAAAGAATTGGCTGGGATCAATGTCGATATAGCGAGTGGCGATGCTTCACAAGAGGATCTAGACAAGAAAGTGGCTTTAGAAAGAGAACTAGCATTAGCTAGAGCGAATATCAATCAAGAACTACTGGATGAATTGAAAAGACAGGATCAATTGAGTGAAACAGAAAAACTACTAGAAAGACAAACAGCGTTGCTTGCTAGACAGACAGAGTTAATATCAGAGTTAGCTTTTGAGGAAGAACAGAACAGATTATTGAAAGAGAAAAAAGAGTTATTCTCACAAGAGATAACAAAGACATATAAAATAGAACTACAAAAACAAACAGCAGCATTAGCAGAAGAAGCAGCAAAACAGATAGCTTTGTATAATGCTATCGCAGCAGCAGCTAGAGCAGCAGCATCAGCTGGAGGAATATCAGGTGGGGGTTGAACTATACCTTGAAGAGCTATAGGATGACCAGTATCATGAGGTAGTCCATATATCGTATGAGAAAGATGACCAGAGTTATTTGTGCCATGATCTAGTGGGAACATAGTGCCAAACAACACATTGAATAACAATATCAATATAAATGCTAATGTATCGAATGACATAGATCTTGATTTATTAGGTAACGAGTTAGCAAGAAAGATAGCATTATCAAGGAAAGGAATATTTTAGTTATTATATGAGCATATGCTTTGATATACAACAGGTTGATACCCAATAGCATTCACACAACAATCATCGGTAGATTTGAGTGGTAGTTTCTTATTCAATGGGTTCGATATATCGGATTGTTGAGAACTATCTATAGATACAGCAAACTATGATGATATGAATAGAATATCACTAGATACATACGAAGCACCAAGAATAGATTGAGGTTGAGTGTTATGATACTTTGTGAATGGAAAGATATTGAATATAAAATTGATAGTCCAACAAGATACAGAAGAAGATCTCAATAATATGATAGATACATTGAAATTGAAACTATTTAAGAAAGAATGAGATTTGAAAATATTGGTAAATGGTAAATACAGAACAATCAAGGCAAGTCTTACATCATTAAACTTCAATAGAGATTTCGAGAAAAAGACTATATTGACTAATGTAGTGATGAGTTTCACAGCAGTAAACAATTTCCAAGATGAGAATGCTACATACAACACAGAGGTTGCTGTAACTTCTCCTACACTATCATTAGATATAGATAATGGTTGAGCGAGAACAGACTATCAATTGTATTTGATATTTGGTGCTGGGATCAGTTGAACAGATACTATTAGTTTGGTACAAAATTGATATACATTGACTATAAACGAAACAATAGCTGATGGAGATATATTGATATTGGATTGAATAGAAAAACAGGTTGTATTGAATGGAGTAGCGATTGATTATGATTGACCGTTTGTCCAGATCGACAATGGAAGTAATCCGATAGAATTGAATATCAATGGAACATACATAGCTGATATTACACGACTTTACTATGTAAACTATCTGTAATGATAACAGTAAAGGTATACGACAGAACGAATACAACACTAAAAGAAACAATCAAGGGCGACTTATTGCTTTGAGATATTACATTCACTTCAAATGTAAATTGATGACAATGAAACCTGACATTACAGCTGAATAAGAGTATCATAACAACAGACTATACACTATGAGATATAATAAAAATCAAAAGATATGATGATGAGTTGAAAACTGGTTGGGATCTATATATGTGATATGTTACGAAGATAGGAAGAAAACAAACAACAAGCAGACAATATATAGAACTATCTTGTTTGTGAATATCTTCTTTATTGACGGAGCATAGTGCTTGATTTAATTATGATAGCAAACCAGTAGGACAGTTAGCAAGAGAATTGATAGATAGTATCAATGCTTCATATGGTGGTAATATCATCAACTATACTACATCAACTATACCTGATTGAGCAAGTCTATGAACAGGAACGATTAGCACGACAAATGCTGCTGAAGCGATGAATGTATTAAGTAATGCTTCATGAAGGAAACGGTATATAGATTGAAACGGTACTTGCTATATGTTTACAAAACCAGTAACACCAACACACTTCTTATCAAACCAAAAAGATGTTGAGAGCATAGATATACAAGAGGAGATCCAAGAGATGGTAAACAAAGTATTCTTTTGGAGTAAATATACACTATCACAAAACACATCATATAGTGATGCTCCGAGTATAGCTTTATATGGTAGCAAGTTCTTACAACAAGAGATCAATATATACTGACAGACAGCATTAGATAACTATGCTATCCAGTATGTGAATGATAGGAAAGATCCAAAAAGACAGACAACATTGGTAGTGAATAGAGAATATCCGATAGAGTTATTACAACCATGAGATACAGTAAAGGTAAGAAACTTTGAGTATGCTTTCGATAATATACAGATAGAGAAAGTCCAGTATACTCAAGACAAAGTGATTGTTTATCTAGAACAGTATATCAGTTTTGGACAACAAATTAAAGCACTTGCAATTTGATAATAGATAAATACAAGTGTAAGAGAGATTGGGTTGTAAAGAGTTTTAATTCCATAACAACCAGTGGAAGACATTAGATAACGACTATGCCTTTTCAAAACTACAAATGAGCGAATTTAGCAAAATGAAGATTATTAGCTGGAATTTCTGCGAGTGCTACTAGTATCATATTACAAACAGGAGAAGGTAACTTATTCCCTGCTGTTTTTCCTTATCTATTAAAGATAGAGAAATATGATGCTACGAGTGGATTAGAAAACAAACCAGTAACTAAAAGAGAGATTGTAAAAGTAATGAACAAAGCAGGCGATACATTCACGATAGTAAGAGGTGCTTGAGATTGTCCTGTAAGCGATACAGCTACAACACAAACAAATACAGCATTAGCTTTCGATAGTGGAGATTTTGCTTATTTGGTATTTGCGAACGAACAGATCGAAGATATACAAGATGAAGTGGAAAGACTAGAAACAGACAAAGCAAACGATAGTGTAGTAGTGAAGTTAACAGGTAACCAAACAATCGCTGGAACAAAGACATTTTCAAGTAATCCACAAGTACCGACAGGAACGACTGGATTAGATGCTGTAAATAAAGCACAATTGGATGCTGATATATTAGCTGCTTGAGCTGTAGAAAGTTTAAACGATAGAGATACATATCTACTATGAGAAGATGTAGTAGCAAGTAATAGTTTGTTTGTAGAAGATTGACCGACTTTCGCAGAGAGTACAGTAGTCCAGAATGTAGGAGATGTAGCAGCAAACACAAGAATTGCTATACCTATTTTTTGAAGTTGAGTAGCTGGGAGTGAATTCAATCTAGCATTAAGGAAATTTGTATCTCCTTGAGTAGACTATAGATTTAGAATAGAAACAGATAGTGCTGTTAGTCCTAGTGGAACATTGATAGATGCGAATGCTGAAGCTACAGTAACAGAAGCTAGTTTGACTACATCATTGGTAGATACAACAGTTACATTAGCAGGAAGTATAACAATCCCACTATGACAAAGAGCTTGGATAGTATGATTTGCTGGTACATACGGAAGCGAAACAGTGAATGGTACTAACTATTATGGTATTGGGTATGTATGAAGAAGTACTACAACTAGAAATTCAAAAAAACGAGATGGAACAAATCGAACACCATTCAGCACTATTCCAGTAACTGACACAGACAATATTACTTTTAATTCTACTACAAGTACAACTAGTGCCTGATATAGAATGCAAGCTATAAACGCATTGTCTTTGACTACAATAACAAAGTCAGCTTCTTGTAACGCTACAAAAGTATCAGTAAAGGATGATGGTTGAGGAACACTACAAACACTTACATTTGTTTGAAATGTAGCAACGCTCGCAATTCCACAGGTATTTCAAACAGGAGAGTTCTTTAGACTAGAATGTAATAGCTCTCCAGGCTTATTTACATCCCACAGACTATTATTAGCTACATTTCCACAAACTAGAACAAATGTAGCGTACATATCAGGAAGTCAAGGAGGAAGCTCTGCTTGAGCTGATGGAACGACAGCTTTCAATATAGATAGTGTAGGTACTGAACTATTGATTAACAACTTCATTTACACATCATCTACACTATTCACACCAAAACTACTATCAAAAACAAACGCTACATATAGCTATAAACTACCAAACGATTTACCAAGAATAGCAACAGAAGCTAAGAGTGCTTGAGAGAATGTGATAGCTACTACCCTTTGATTGAATAGTACATTTAGTGGATTGACTCCATTAGTACCTATGTATGTAAGCAATACAGCTTGAGCGATAAGTTCTGTGATTTGAACGAATTTATATCCAATATGATATGCAATAGATTGAAATACACTAAATGTTAGTAGGTCGTTTATACTACCAAGCTCATATACAACCTATTGAGCGACAGTGACTCACTATACTAGTAGTGGAGTAGATTTAACCTCCTCTGCAACTTATGTTGTACTAAAAACAGCTACCCCAGTTACATTTAATTGATGATACACTATAGCATACGATAGATATAGAAATAATTGAGCAACACAATCTTATGATATAAGAATAAATTGAGTAAGTACAGGAAACGCTGAAACTATAGCTAGTTGAACTACTACATATATATGAGTAAGAAGTATTGATATTTTTGGTATAAAAGCTGGAGATATTATAACAATACGAGCAGAAGTAAGTAATGGATCGTATTCTGCAAGAGTACAAACTTTCTCAGTTACATATACACCAGTTACCTTTGTTTAATCCTTAACAACCACCTATGAAAATATCTATCCTAAAATGACAAGTAATAGAATGAAACGACCTCTCCAAACGATGAGCAGAGGTCTTCACTATAGACGACAGTTTCCTTTGAAAACTCACAGCAAAGACTCATTTCTTTGATACTGAAACAAAAGAAGTGGTAGCTTATCCAATCCCTGAACCAGTCGAACCAACAGAGGATGAAATAGCAGAACAAGAAGCGATCCAAAAAGAGCAGGAGAAAGAAATTGCTTTGAAAGAGATAGAAGCTCTCTTGCTAAGAAAGCAAGCATTGGATTTAGCAGGAGAGAGTACAGTTGATACCGTAGCGAAATTAGCAGGAAAGCTGGACACTGTGATAGACTTAAGAGATATAAGCAAGAGTGAAAAAGATGCCTTAAAATTTGAAGTAAACGCAAAACTGTAATGCCCTTTTATCATTATATATTTGAAAAATGAAACTAACAGTATGATTATCATCTACACCATTATTATCGTTGCTTACTCCAGCACAAAAGACTTTGATTGAAAACATAAATCCTAAGTTTTCTCCTGACAATATATTTGTATTTCAAGTTATGACTACTTGAGAAACTGTATATTTTGAGAACTGAGCAGTAGCTACCACTACAGATTGATTTCCATTAGAACAAGGTGGAGGTTCTTTGAATATAGCTTGAGAATGATTTACAGATCTTAATGTTATAGGTTCAGAAGCTGGGATTGATTTACGCGTACTACCTATGTAATTTGTATGAGCATTTATTTACTAATAAAATAATATGAAAAGAAGAAGATGGTTTCCTGCTAATAGTTCAGTTTGCCAACTAATCGCAACAAACCTATCGGCAAGTATTACTTGACCAAATGACGCTACACAAAGCAACAATATTATATATTCTATGGTGCTTACTATGACAGGTTTGATTTGAGCTGACAATGTTGTCGCTACAGTAACACTTCCTGCTGGCATATCTTTTATATCTGCTGTTGATGGTACACATTCTTCACAAGTTATTACTCGGACTATTGGGGAGTTGATATGAGGATATAGTAGACAATTTGTTATAAATTGAGCAACTTTGTGAACTTATACCTTGAATGTAGCAGTTACAACAACAACAGCTAATGGTGGAACAGCAACAAATACTAAAGCTATTACTATTATAGCTGAATCCGAACCAATAGTAGGATGTCCAGATCCTAGCGCAAATAACTATGTAGAATGAGCAGATGATAATGATGAATTTAATCGAAGTCTTTGTGAATATTAATATTGAATTATTTAATACTATAACAATCCCATGGTATTCAACCATATCAGAAAGATACGCAACCATTTATCTACTAACCAATATCTATGACATTAAGAATCATACAAAACAGTAGAGTTGATATGACTAGACTAGAATATAGTAATTCCACTTGAGCTATAGTAGCCAACCGTTGCCCTGTAACTATAACACAAGATATGGTAGGAAAGACAATATTTGCACAAGTTTGGGAAAAGTGAGTAGGATGAGAAGTTTCGTTATCGTTCTTTTTGTTGGAGGATGTAGAATAGTTTTATTATATACAAACAGTAATGAACAGAAGAGCAATATGAGTATGAAAAAATTGATCTTGACTAACACCTGACCAACAAGCGTCATTAAGACCAAGCCAACAGCGAGCATTCCCAAACATGACTCTCCTTGATGATTTGAAATCGGTTGGTATATCAGGAGAACAAGTGTTTTTGTCGAAAGGATTGATGACTTATGATTTCCCTACTATCCCACCAATACCACAATTAACTATATCAGCTTGATGATATTTGAGATTCTTCACTTTACAGGCTGTCACAAATATAACTACAGGACTACCTGAATATAGTTGGTTAGTATCTGATGAGTTTGATTCTTGAGTAATAACTCTACCTCTGAATATAGGACAACAGGCAGAAGAATGAGCTATTATTTTGTTTTGATTCTGATTATTGAATGCGACTTGATGAACATTGACCAGTTGAATAGATTGAGAAGCTGAATGATTTGTAGGATTTACTCTAAATCTTTGATGAAGTAGTAATGGGGTTAGTGGAAACCCTTTCTTCTATTTCAATGGTACTGATATAGTTACCAAGAATGATTGTTATGTGTGATTTATTGGATTCCCAGAATGACAAATAGTTGATTTATCAATAATAGAGTGATGGGTAATCCCTGATTGAGATAGTAGATGATTTATTATATCAGAATACGATTGAGAGTTATTGGCAGTATCTCCAGTATCACAAACAAAATTAACCATATGATTTATTGAATTGATAAACAATACTGGATCTGACTTTGTTGTATGAATCGACCCATTATCATCATTGTCGGCTTGAGACATAACAATAACTACATTATCAGAATGAAACTATATATGAAAATGGACAGGCGAACCTGAACTTAATTCCAGTTGATGATATATCCTTGATTGAATGATAGCTAATTTTGCTTGAGATATAAATATTCGTACGGATTGAGTGCGAGAACCATTCAATACTTCAACTTCAGCAAGTGCTGACTTTTATGTGTCTGGTTGAATATCAGAGGATTTACCACAACAGATATTCAATGATTGGGACACTATGTATAATGCTACACAAGCTGCTGCTTGAGTAAATAAACTTGAAAGAATCCATATCTGACAGAATACTTTAGCAGTTACAGCAAACACGGCTTGAAGCACATATAATACCACAAACTTTGAGTTATTGAATTACGATATAGTAGAAGATTCCAGTCAAGCTATATTAGATATAGAAAACACAAACCCAGGCGACCCTATATCATTTAATCTACCAAAGAAGATTGATGGAGTCTTAGTAAAATATACAACAAATCTAGTTCCTTTTTATACCTATTCTGTTTGAGAACAAGTGGAAGTAGAGCTATGTAATGCTGCTCAATTAATGACTCTTGATATGTTTCACTCTTATCATTTTACAAACAGTTCTTGACTAAAGGTTACATTCAGAGATACCAGTAACTATATTTGATACAATTCGCCATTTATACTTCTTGATGATACATCAACTATAGATGTCCATCTTTATGATAACTCATTATTACAATCAGGATTTGTCGAATGAAATATAAAAGAGAATATAAGAATACATCTACATTCTCCTAGTGCTTATATAAATGAATCATACTATCAGGATGCAACTGTAATAAATTATTGACGAGGTGGTAACTACGACCAAATATCTAGTGTAGCTGAAAACCCGTTAGCTGTAACAAATGTTATTCGATACGATGTACCAAAACAAGCATATATAGATTTTGGAACTCCACATTGAATGAATGATTGAGATTATGTATATGTGATTGGAACAACTATGACTTTATGAAGTGCAAATGTTGATTTGGTGAAAGTGATTGACGCTTCGGCACCAAACTGAGTTACATTACAATACCCTTCAGCTTTTCCAGACCCTTGAACATATACAATTGGAGGTACTGTTTGATTAAGAAGGGCAGTATCGTACTGATTGATTGATGAAACATTTTGAAATATTTGACAATGATTCAAGTTTGAAATACATTGAGTAACTGCATCAAATACAGACAATAAATGAATGTCAATTATATTCTATCAGCCATCAACTTGAAATATAGCAGAAGCATACGATGAGATACTTGTATGAGCTGACGCAGATAATAAAGTGTTTGTTACTAATTCTACAACAAGACAACTTAGTTGAAATAATATTGTCAGTTCTTGAATACTGCAAACAAATTGAGGAAGCCCATCAAACGATATGTTTACTTCTTCAAACTGAATTTCTCTATCTGATTGATGGGAGATATTCCTAGTGTTAGACACATTGTCAGCAAGTGATATAATCGTAAACATTTTATCTATTCAACCAGCATAATGAAAACATACACAAAAAATGTAAGATTGAAATCTACACACGATGCCTGTCTGTGTGAAGATTGAAAGTTATGGATATGTTGAAAAGAGAGCCAACTCCCAATCAATCGACAAAAACAGATCGTGAGAACTCTATGAGGAGAAGAAGTTGTTGCGTATTTTAAGGAAAAACTAGAACAATAATTTATCTTTTTATTTTGCGACTATGAGTAAATCCGACCTCGAAAGACTATCTGTTTTAGAAACTAGCCAAACATACTTCATGAAAGAACTTGTCGACATAAAACAGACCTGTCATGATACTAATACTAAATTGGATGGTTTGATAGAAAAGCTAGATGCTAGGTACGCAAACAAACGAGCAGAACTAGCATTAAAGTCTTTGATTGGTATAGTATTAGGTAGTGTAATGTTGGCAATTTTATCACTTATATTAACTAAATAATGGACAAAGTCAAACTAAAATCAGCTTTTGAGCAAATTCTTATTGTATTTGTATCTAGTTTCCTTACTGTGCTTGTAGATACATTGCCACAGATACAATGAATACTCTGAACACACATCGATCCGATATACTTATGACCTACATTTATGATCATAGGTATAGTGATAAGAAAGCGAATACAAAGTATAGAGCAGAAACAGGGCAAATAGTTTATATAAACTATCCCAATGTGAAACGAAGCGAAGAAAACATTACATACAATAATAGTAGGAATTTTTTTCCTACTTTTTATTTACTTAATTTTAGGTTAGATGGCTAATATGTATATAGGGACTAACGAACAGGAGATTTGGTTTGGAGATTGAAGCTATGTAATGAGACAGCCAAACACTAGATATTGTATTCAACAAGTAAGTGATGAGATGATGGATGCTTTCTTGATGTTTGGACAAGATGAAAAGAATAAGCATGTTATATCCAGTATGCTTTACTATTGTTTGGATCAAAAATGACTAAGCAACAACTAGCGAAGAATATCCACACACTAACTATCGCTGAGGGCGAAAAGCTGAATTACTACAAGTTCCAAGAACAATCTATATTGAAAGTATTGAAATGAGATGTTATACTTTGAGTATGTAAAGAGGAAATGACTGTATGGGCTAGAGTAGAGTTTGAGAAGTTAAAGGAAGACACAAGAGCATACATAGTAGCAGAGATTATAAAACAGAAGAAAGACGATAAGACATACATATCTACAAAACCAAAGCATAATGACGATTACTAGCTTTTATACCTTATATATAATATGCCAAGAAAAACACCTGATAATGTAAAAGAGTTGATTGTTAAGTTAAGGGAAGAATGACTATCTTTTAGAAAAATAGCTGTTATGGTAGAGGAAGAATTAGACTATCCTATAATCCATACTACAGTAAGAAGCGTATTAGCTGGCAATCCATTGAATGCCTACACAGATCAAGAACAGATGACAGGAGAGAATGTTAGACACTATTGGCATAAAACAAAACTAGAAGATGGAAGCAAGGTATCGGTATTTATAAAGAACCCTATAGAGGAGAACAAAATGGAAGCATTACACGAACAAATGGTGGATGATGTAAAAAAATATGCTCCAGTCTATCCAGTAATCAAAAGGACTATTAGTAAAGATTGACATCTACTTGTTGTTGATCCTGCTGATATACATATAGGTAAGCTAGCAAGTGCTTTTGAAACAGGCGAGGATTACAACAGCCAAATAGCAGTCAAAAGAGTGATGGAGTGAGTACAATGATTACTAGATAAATCAGCACCATATAACATAGATAAGATATTGTTTGTAGGCTGAAACGATATACTACATATAGATAGCCCAAAAAGACAGACAACGAGTGGAACACCACAAGATACAGACGGGATGTGGTACGATAACTATATGATAGCAAAAAAACTATATGTAGATGTGTTGGAGAAGCTGATAGCAGTAGCTGATGTTGAGTTTGTTTTCAATCCTAGCAACCACGATTTTATGTCTTGATTTATGTTATGCCAAACCATACAGGCACATTTTTCTAACAACAAGAATATAAAGTTTGATTGTGATATGTCGCATAGAAAGTATTACCAGTACGGCAAGAACATGATAGGAACAACACATTGAGATTGAGCAAAACAGAATGATTTGCCTTTGCTTATGGCGACAGAAGCAGCTATAATGCGAAGTGAGAGCAAACACCGTTATATATACTGACACCATATCCATCACAAAGTAGCCAAAGATTACATATGAGCGACCTTTGAAAGTTTGAGATCTCCCAGTGGTACTGACAGCCGACATCATAGGAACGGTTATACAGGATCTCCTGCTGCTGTGGAGGGTTTCTTACACCATAAAGAACGATGACAAGTCGCAAAGTTTACTCACTTATTTTAACATATGACACTCAAAAAAACAAAAAGGACTGTAAATACTATACCAGAGGTAAAACCTTTGTGGCGAGTAAAAGCATCGTTTAGCTATCACAAGGGTTCTAGTTATCTTGATCTTGACATGAGCGATAACTTTGAAACACTAGAAGCACCAGCATCATTACTAGCTGAGGGTATCTGAAACATACTAGCAGAGATCAAGAAGTTAATGCCAAAGACAGAGGAAGCGAAGAAAGAATACAATGATTTGGTTAAAGACATTATCAAAGACATAGAACAATCTTTAGTTCATTATTCATAACAATGGCAAGCAAAAAAACAGCACTAGCAGACTACCAAATGGTAGCAATGGCACGCAATTTATACGAGGAACTAAATAGCTTCTATCCTGATGTAAGGTTAAAAGTTGAAAATTGATTACCAATCCTTATAAGTGATGATGGACAGTTTATCGGTATGGGTGCTTTGACTGTGTTAGAGAACTATATATTAGATAAGAACTCCTAGCTTTATTGGGATATGGCAATGAAACATGCAGACAAATTCGAGCTTTTGTTTTTGGTCTGTATGGGATTATATATTTTGTATTCAATAATGGAATTTGTTTTATCAATAAGGATTTACATATGGCACATATAGAACTACAAAACAACTATGATATAGATAAAATCCAAGAGAGTGATTGGGTACTATCTGGAAACGATGACATTATGAAAGAGATATTGAAACTAGACAAAGCACCTGATTGGGAAGTTGTGTTGAGCCAATATGGCAGACCAGAATGGATCAGCTCTTGTACTAAATTTGCTGCTATGAATGCTTTGTTTTCTGATATGTGATATTATGCCACTCTTTCAGATATACAAGAGATAGAACAAGCGAGCATAAAGGCAGGTTTCATTGTTGGGAAATGACGATGGAGAGGTGCTGGTGTTGATGTAGCTCGTAGATGGTGGAACGCTAAGTTTCCTGACAGAGAAGTCGCTTCATTTACTATTACTTTGTTTAGTGATGAATTCTGGAAGTATTTGGAAACTGGTAGGACTATTATATGTTCTATAAGTGTAAGCTATAAGTATTGGTTGGATATGTTACAAGACTATAAATTAGATAGAATGGATTTTACTACTGGATGATGACACGCAACAACATTCCGTTACGATGGAAAGGTTGTGAGGTTGTTGGATAGTGTAACAAGTGGTAGTGTTAAATCTTGAATACATACAGAGATAACATATACTATGACTATCGAGCAACTAAGAGAAAAAGCAGATAGACTAAAGACATTAAGATATGAGGCACACATTTTTATTCCTAAAAATATAATTCCTATGATAATGAGTGATGTTCCAGAATGACAATGGTATTCTGATGCTGTAAAGTTTGTAAAAGATAAGAAGATTATGGTATGAAACGATGATAAGTTCAGACCAACGGATCCAATAACAAGAGCAGAGGTTGCGAAAGTGATGCATAACTTCTATACACAGGTTATCCAATTGAAATCAGTTGAATATAATGCTGCTTTGATGGCACAGGTATCCACTTTGGTAAAGATGATCAATGATTGAAAGTCTTAGATTTGGTACTTTATATGTTAATAAATTATATGAGTAAAGAATTTTACAGACACATAGAATTTAATTTTGATCCAATTAAGCATGAAAAGAGCTGATATAAAAGCGACAATAAGTTTTGGCATTTAAGCAAACTTATCCAAGCAGTAAAAGATCAAAAAGTAAAGAAAGAAAAAATATACATAAACAGTATGCATCATCCTAACAGGTGGAAAGGAAATACTATGAATATGGCAGAAAGTATTAAAAGAATAAATAAAGCAAATACAAAAATGCCAGTAATAATAGATTGGGATTGATATTTGATAGACTGATACCATAGGATAGTAAAATGTATATTAGAGAATAAAACTTGGATATGGGCATATAGGATAGTGCTAGATAATGTAGAATGTGAAGAAGACAAAGACTGAAAATAGATTTGACTTCAATATATAAATAGTTATAGTGTAACTCACTACAGTTTTGTATTAATGTGACTCTCTAGTAATAGGGAGTTTTTGTATAACAAAAAAACTACCCACGAGGAGTAGTTATATTTCCCACCACCTGCTAGGATTAGTAAGAAAATAGACCTAGATGCTAAAGGGGGTGACGGTACGGCACGATGTGTTATAGTGTAATATATAAAAGTCTTGCATGTAATTTATAAATATATATATTGTTTTATATGTAAATAGATAAATTGCTTTATATTTATATGTAGAAGCTGTATTAGCTATTTAATAAGTAATTTATTATTTAACTACATGTAATAAATGACGAAAAAACTAGCATTAATAAATGAATGATTTCATAGCGTATCAAATTTAGACAAAAAGATCAGTAATTCATAGAAAATCAGCTAATTTCTTTCATTCTGGAGTAGTTATAGCTGCTCATCTATACTCACTATATATTTGTATAAACCTCTCAAATGCTTCTGTTTTGTTGTATTTTTTTGCTATTGTTATAGTTTCCATAGAGTAGTGGACTCCCCCGAATATAAAATACCACACAATATATATGTCTTCTGCTTAGCTAATAGACTGTTTGCTCTATAGTAGTTATATATCTTTCTAACCACAAAGCCCCCATTATATCTATAAGCTAGTTGGCACAAATTTTGTTGAGTATATGTAAATATATCCTTTTCCTTTTCTATTACAATACAAAGTAGTATAAAATATACATATGTTTTTGTCTTGCAATTAACAAACAGATCAGTATAAAACATATACCAATATTCACCGGGGAGCGATCCTGACTGGTGAATTTTTTTTGTGAAATAATCTCTTGCAATTGGTATAAAAATCCGTATAGTGGAGGTAATAGAAAAGCGACCATATTGATACAGTACCAGTGGATGACTGGCTATCCGAGAGGATAAGGTGGAGTATCAATACAATAAGAACTCCTAGAGTTGCTTGGTCGCTCTCTAGGATTTTTTATAAGTATAAAACAATATGTATAAGATACAAATAACACTAAATAAAAAAAGTAAAACTGTTCTTGTGTCAAAGGATGTTGAGAACATAAGATTCCATTTAAGAGTACAAGTGCCTAAATTAGAGAAAATAAATATAAAAGATATAGAGAAACAACTGGATATAGAGATAAACAGAGAATTTTTATTATCATAAAAGCGACCACAATGACACAATGACGAATAAAACTACACAGATCATCACAAGATAATGAGATGTATTTTCTTGAACCATTTACAAAACGACAAGCATGGCAAGATTTGATACTAACAACAAACCATAAAGACTGAAAAATAATAGTAAGATGAAATATTATAGATATAAAAAGATGAGAAAATTGATACTCTGAGGACACATTATCTACAAGATGGAAGTGGTCGAGAGGTAAGGTAAGAAGATATCTAAACTACCTAGAAACGATACAACAGATAGTACAACACAAAAGCAAGGTCAAGTCTACCATAACAATAATAAACTATGAAAAATATCAATGAAACGATACATCAGACAGTACAACAGACGGACATCAGACAGTACAACAGACGGACACTAACAAGAATGATAAGAAGAAAAAGAATGAAAAGAGTATAATAGATATTCTAAAAAATGATGATTTAATAAACGAACGATGAATAGATATATTACAACTGTTTGTGGACTACCGATCAGAAACAGATACAAATTGAAAAGAGAAACGACAAAAGGAAAAGACACGGAATACAAATCTAAGATTGAAAAGATGGCAAACAAATAACAAAACAAACTTTGGTAGAAAGATAATAACTGACTATGAGGATATAAACAACTTCCATAGATGAGCGATGAAAGATGATCGAGATGCTATTAAACAATATTTTAGGGATAAATATAAAGAGGATGAGATCCGAAAGAGAAAGTATCGAGATACTAAAACAAAACGAAAAGAGAATCCTTTATATCTTGAAACCTCAAAATAATGGATATAAACTTTGATATGATAAATAACTATAGCCGATGATTAGATAAAATAGATACAAGGTTTTGACTACCTAGCAATAGAGAACTAATCATATTATTTGGATATATGAGTAGTGGTAAAACAGAATATGCTTACTTTGTTTTAAGGAAGAACGCAGAGAAAGGGAACAAGGTAATGTTTATATCACTAGAACTACCTGAATACGATATGAAGCTAAGGATTGCAAGAAAGAAAGCATGAGTTAATAAGTTTGATTTCCAGACAAAAAAATATAACCAACATCAAAAACAAATAATGATAGATGAGTTTAATAAGATAGATAAACAACCAAACTTGTTAATAACCAGT